TGGGCAATAAGAATACGATCTCTATTTTCTATAGCATAGTTATTAAATGAAGAATCTTGGACTCCCGCTTCAACTGGATCCATTTTAAATTCAACACGACTATTTTCACCATCCGATGGAAGTGGGATATAAAGCGTTCTGTGGTTACGGCCTTTAAGTCCTGTTTGAAAAAATTCAAGCAGTTTACGTTCAGAATCTGCAGTTAACTTAGCACCTTTAACTGTAATAATATAACGTGGAACAGCTTTATTTTCAAAATAATCTAGGTTAAATCGCTGTGCAAATTCATCTCCAGCAACTGCATTCTTTGCTGATAAAATATCTGGAACCCCATAGTATGTATTTGATGGAGTAAACTTTTTAAAGTGAATAACTTCGTTTGGCTGTGGATCTGTTCCAATTTGATCTGGAGTTTCTGTATCCCCAAAGTTTCTAAAGAAAGTGTAGCGGTTATAAACAACTTGCACAAAGCCATCACGATGACGACGAATACGCATAGTTGTTGTAGGGATATGACCTAAATAACCAATTTTTCCTGTAGCTGTACGACCAACTTCAAGATAAGCATTTCCTGTTGATTCTAAATCTGTGTAAACTTTTTTCATATTTTCTGTAAAAGAATCATCTGAATTTAATGACTCTAAATAATCACGAAGTTCAACTTTTGCTGCTTCAATTTTTGTACGAAGTCTATCTAGCTTTTTTGGGTCATCAATTACGTCTTGTACTTTTTGAGTTACTTTGTATGTTTCTTCAAACTTATAACCTAAACCAATTACGTTTGCTACCTTAGCATTAACTGCTGAGTGATGATAAGGAGACACATCATAAAGCTGTGATAAATAAAGCATGTTAAATGGAGGTTGAACAATCTGAAATAATGAATATCCTGTAAGATCAAGTGGATCAAGTTTTTTTGATTTAGCATCATCTACGCCAGTAAATGATTTTTCAAGTCTATTTGCATTACGGCGAATATTTGGATTTAAGCCATCCATTTTTTTAATATCATCCCAGGATTTAGCAAATGGATCTTCAAATGCTTCTGATGTATTGCCACCAAAGCCAAAATCTAGATTTGATCTAACTTGTACTTCATTATCTTCGTTATCGTCCATGATTGTTACATTGTGTTCCATTATCCTAGTTTCATCTCCCGCATTTCTTTAACATATTCCATCATTGCAGGCATGTCCTGTGTATCTGGAATTAACCCCATATTTGATCTTGTCTTTTGTTCTTCAAGTTCATCTTGTGTTACTGTTCTATGTCCTGCAAAAAATATAGGCTTTCCTTCTGAAAGACCGTGGTATTTAGCCACTTCTTTAATCTTTTTAATTTGTTTAATGTCACCTTTAAGTGACGGGACACAAAGATATCCGCCTTCATCGTCCATTACTAATGATTCATCAGGCATCTGCCACATATATAATCCCCAGTTAACTTCATCTACTGGAGTAATCTTCATTTTTCCCATATTGTTATAATACCATTCTGTTTAGCTAAAGCGTAATAAATGTACTGCTGACTGCCATTTTTAATAAATATGTTCGTATGCTATTACTGGTTGCCCGCCATTTATTGCACTTGAATTGGTTGCTGAGTACTCAGATATGCTACCAAGAGAAGTTAACCCATCTTTTAATGTAGAATATTTAACTGATAAATATGACAGGTATCTTGATTGAATTTCTGCAAGAGTAAGAGCATTAGGGAACAAAGTAATAAATCCATACATTGCTTGAAGAGGAATCATTGAATTATTTAACTCTCCGTTTATGTATATTTGATTAGTTGTTGATGTGTTATATATTAAAGTAATAAAATATCTTTCTTTTGGAGTTATTGGATATGTTCCCGAAGATTGTAGTATGCCATTTACATACATACTCCCATTAGCCCCCAGATTGCTTTTAAGCGTGTTTGTAGCAGTATCCATATATAAATCTACACCGCCAACAGTATTAGTGTCTAAAACAGCGCCCTGGGTGTTACTTTGACAACTTTCATATTGAAACCAAAATTCTACAGTTTTATATTCTGTGCTATTTACAGAATTAATTATTGCTGTACCTGGTTTTCCCGTTCCTGGGGTTTGATTAACAAAATAAATACCAAAATTCTTTTCTCTTTCAAGAATATTATCATCATTTTCTTTAATCATATATGTTGTATTTGCTAATGGCGATAAAACAAATCCTCCAGCATCAGCAGAAATATTTAAACTTTTATAAAGAGTTATTGATAAATTATCTAGCCTTGGCTGTATTGTTTGAGAAGTATCAGTAGAAAATAAAACTACTTTAATTAATAATTGTGAGGAAGTTATGTCTGAAGCTACAGATAAAAAATAAGGAATAATTTCATTATTATAAACTTGATACCAGGAAGATCCGTTGTTATACGAAGCATATACTGAAACATAATCTGAGTATATGGTTGATGATTGTGTAGATGCGGTATCCCAAGAAATACTAGCTCCAGCAAAATTCATATATTGAACAATTGGATAGTTATAAATCCATGTTCCTGTTGCAGAAGTCGCAGAGGCTGTTTGTTGAAAAGTTAATCCATTTGAATTTGATATTAATCCAGAATATAACCCTTGATCATAATCTGTAGTAGAAGAAAATTTTCTTTCAGAGTGAACCATTTCATTTTTTGGCAATATATTAAAATGATAAGCGCTTCCTTGTTGTGCAAATATCTCTGGTCTTGAGTTTTTATTTGCCCAAATCATGTGATATCTAATTTCATTTAAAGATAAAGATTTGTTATAAAATGCTAAATCATTTATTATAAACGATTTGCCAGATTGAGCTGGACCAACTTTATATTTTACATAAGTATTATCTGTTGTATCAAATTTAAAATCTTTAGGAATAGAAACAATTTCATCAAAAATTCCATTAATTGCTATTTCTATACTATATTCTTTATAAGTAACATAGACATGCATTTTTTTATCCCATGAATATATTTGTTTTTTTGTAGTATAAGATTGACTTGATCCATTTACATTAAAATAAATTGTATCCCCACTGGCATATACTTGAGCAATAATAGAAGATCCATTAGTTACAGATAATAGATTTACATTAGTAGTTGGGGCTTCATTAAAATATACCCAAAATTCTGCTGAAAAAATCCCGCCCTCATAGTTTTTATCAAAAAAATTGTATACATCAAAAATTCTAATTATTGATGTATCTTTAATTTTACAACCATTTATATATGATCCAGAATAGTCTACTGAATTCAATGTGAGTACATCTGTAAATACTGGAAGTTCATTTCCAAATGCTATTGCTCCATGACTTGATTTGGGGGTAACATCTTCAAAATAAACAGAGCCAGCATCTTGAGAATAAGATGATTCTGAATTTAAATATACTTGATAATTAGCATATTCGTCAAGTAATTCTTGATATGTACGCAAAGTAGACATGCCATTTAAAGGCCAGTATGAAACGGGATCATCTCTGAGAACTACTTGTTGATATGACATATTACCTATTATACCTTTAAACTAGGATTATCTATAAATATAACAATATATATACTATTTTATTTAATGATTAAGATTAAACTCATTATACAACTCAGTTAGCTCTTCTTGAACAACTTGCATTTTTTTATTAACCAATTGTACTTTTTCCATTAAAATAATATAAGATTTTGCCCATTCTTCTGCATCTTCTTTATTAACCCATGGATCGCCATTTGACCTATTTGGTTGATATAAAGATGGATCTACATTATCATCATAAAATATTTTTACAGCATTTGTGTCTTGTTCTATTTCATATCTTATTGTCATTTTTTATTCTTTCTAGTAGGAAGGGTACCATTTGGCGGTAGTTGGATCATATATCATGTATAGGGCTTTACTTACTACCGCTGTAGATGCAAGTGCTATATTTCCAGCAGTTGTAGTAGTAAAAATGCCTGTAGGAATTAGTATGGCTAATCCACCATTTTGTAAAATTGGTGAAGTGGTGTTTATTGTAGCAATTGCAGTTGTTCCAGATATAAAAACAACTGGAGTTGAAATTGAAATAGTTGTGGCGGAAGCAACTGTGGGTGCAGCGCCTAAAGCAGATAAAGGCCAAGCATCTCCATTAATTATTTGATTATAATAAGTTGATTTAGACATTATGTAATTTCAGCTCCAAACGATGTAAATGTAGTAATTCCCTTTTTAGAAGTAACTTGTATAGATGCAGGACTACTAGATGATTGTAGCGCATATCCACATTTAAGAGAAATTGTAGTATATGCAGGTATTGTATTATTATATAATACATAATTAAGATTTGATGTATTTGAAAAATTTACCATCCAACCGCTATATTGTGCATTGTTTATAGGTAATCCCGCTCCTTGTGTCCAATTTATTCCATCTGATGAGTAACAAGTGTCTCCATAGCCTCCAATTGCTACAAATTTTCCATTTCCAAAAGTTACTTGAGCAGCATAATAATGGTAGCCTGATATTGAACCTGATGACCAATTTATTCCATCTGATGAATAAGCAAAAACGCTATTACTACCTGATCTGCCAACTGCTACAAATGTTCCATTTCCATAAGATGCTTGTCCCCATTGTGCAGAAGATGGCATAGTTGATGTAAGCCAATTTATTCCATCTGATGAATAAGATACTATATTTGAATAAGAATACTGATCAGCATTAAATCCTATAAATTTTCCATTTCCATAAAAAACTGCATTATTTGGATTACCAAAACCACCACCAAAACCTGCTGCATAGGCTGGAGCTCCATATAAACGATATTGCGGTGGATTTGTAGTATTTGAATTTGTCCATGTTACAGCATCTGTTGATGTATATACAGCAGTTGTGTTAAGTAAAAAAAATTTTCCATTTCCATATGCAAAAGATCCTGAAATTGGAGCAGATGCATAAGTCCATGTAGATCCATTTAACGAATAAGCAATTTGATTGCTTCCACTGGATCCACTATGCATAGCAAATCTATTGTTTCCATAATACATAACGTTTGCTAAATTTGGAAAAGAAACTGGAGCTGTCCAAGTTACTCCATTAGTTGAAATATTAAAATATCCTGTACTATTAGTTCTAATAAATTTTCCATCACCATATGCTGTTGCTAAATCTACACTGTTTCCTATTCCATTTACATTTCCTTGAAACCAAGTAATTCCATCATAAGAATAACCTGCAACATGTCCTCCTGCTTGAGTTGGAGTAGCAACAAAAATATTTAAAGGATTTATTGAAATAGTATATTGATCATCCTGGAAAGATGTATTAGTAATATTAAGACCTCTTATTAATGTACTTGCAGAAGTAGGAGTTTTATAATGTAATGTTTCTACTCCTTGAAGTGATGCTTCAGTTTGACCAAGAATTTTATAATTAGTTGGACTCATGTTAATTCAACTCCATATGTAGAAAAAGTACATGTTCCATTTGTTGATTTTATTCTAATCCCGCCTGACGCTTGTATTGTATATCCAGCTTTAATTGAAATTGTTGAATTGCCTTGAATTGTATTATTATAAGATATATAATCTTTATTTGTAGCTGATGTTCCAGATGCTGAAACTATAG